ATGGAAGTGGAACTGGGAAAGAGTGAGGTGCCGGCTTTGGCGGAATTGAAAGACCTGTGCCGGCACGAGTGCACCGCAGAGCGGTACGCCGATACCGTCAGGGAGTTCGGATGGTCGCTGGAACATGTGCTGGAGGACATGAAAACCCCGGAGATGTGCCGCCGTGCGCTGGAAGCGAGTGCGGAACTCGGTTACGGGCATCTGGCATTGCTGCACCATATCCCGTTCGCAGAGGTCTGCATGGAAGCCATACGGGACTGGTACGGCGAGGGCAGAGCCGATCTTTACGAGGTGGCTTCGGCAATCCGACCGGAGGTGTTCGACGGGAAGATGGCGGATTTTCTGGTGGCGGAGGACGGCAGGTGCCTGTCCCTGCTGCTCGTCCACCTGCAAACGCCGGAGCTGTGGCGGAAATGCGCCGAACATAACTGGATGTCATTCGTGATGATTCCGTGGAGGGAACGGTCGCTGGAAGCGTGCCTGACGGCGTACCTGAACTATCCCGGGATGATCCATGCCCATCCCCATGTCGTGCCGCAACCGGTGGACAGCTATTACAACGTGTACTCGCTGTGCCGCCTGATGGAGCAGATGACGGGCGAGAAATTCACCTGCGGGCAGATGGCGGACTTCTACGGGGGAAAGCGGATGGCGGTCAAGTGCATCGAGGTGCCCGATGGTTTCCTGAAAGACCGTGAGGTACTTTCGACCGGCAGAAAGAGACGTTCCGCATCGCCCCTCTCAGCCAGCGGCAGGAGCAGAGGCAGCAGGAACAGCAAGAGCCGGAACGGAACGACGCACCCAAGAGGCGCAACGGAATGAAAATATGAGACAACCTATCTAAAAAAACAGAAACATGGAACAAGAAGAAAGAATGTATCAGGTACCTCTGGAGATGATATGCAGGCACGACCGCACGGCGGAGGTGTGCCGTGCCGCCGTTGAAGAGGACGGCTGGCAGCTGGAGAACGTGCCCGAAGAGATGAAGACACCGGAACTGTGCCGGAAGGCGCTGGAAACGGAAGCGGGATTCGGGAACGACTTCCACCGGGGGCTGGTTCAGCATATCCCTTTTGCGGAGGTGTGCATGGAGGTGCTGAAGGAGTGCCGGGAGAATAACCCGGAAGAACTCTACGGGGTGGCGGTGGCTATCCGCCCGGAGGTGATGAATGGCGAAATGGCGGACTTCCTGCTGCCGCTGGACGGCAGGTGTATCAGCATCCTGCCCGTGCACCTGCAAACACCGGAGCGGGTGCGGGTGGCGGTGGAAACGTCGGGGATGTCCGCCGTCGGGCGTGGCGGAGTGCCGAAAAGCCTGCTCACGCCCGATGTGTATGTCAGGTGCGCCGCCCACAGTCGGGAGTCGCTGATGATGATCCCGTGGGCGGAACGCTCGCCGGAGGTCTGCCTAATGGCGAAGACGCTGTACCCGGACATAGTGAAGAATCACCCGGAGTTCGTGCCGGAGAGCGTGCATAACCAAGACAGCATCTACACGCTGAACAGCCTGATGGAAAGCCTGACGGGGGAAAAGTTCAGCTACCGGCAAATGACGGACTTCTACAACGGGAAGCCGCTGAATGTGAAACGGATGGAAACGCCGGGCGGCGTGCAGAAGGACAAGTCGGTGAAGTTCGACAAGGAGACGGGAGGCTTCTCCTTCTCCGACATCCGGCAGGAGCGAAAACGGGGATTGAAGATGTAGCGTGAGCCGGACGAAATGGAAAGCATCATTCAGGATGCTTTCCATATCCGCCCTGCCGCCTTCCGGTTTCTTTTGCTTCTTGTTCTTTTCCCGCCCCGCTCACGAAAGAAAAGAAGTGCGAAACGGATAGCGAACAAAAAAAGGGACGCTTAAAGCATCCCCTCGTCCATGTAGCTAAGGTAGGCGTCCTCGGTCAGTATGATGTGGTCTAAAAGCTGTATGCCGATTGCCTCGCAGCCTTTCTTCAACTGGCTGGTCAGGTTGTTGTCCGGCGTGCTCGCCACGGTCGAGCCGGAAGGGTGGTTGTGCGAGAGGATGATTCCCGAGGCATGAGAGACGAGAGCCGTCTGGAGGACGATGCGTATGTCCACCACCGTACTGTTCATGCCGCTGCGTGAGACGCACGAAACGCCCAGCAGTCTGCCTGCGCCGTTCAGGTACATCGCCCAGCACTCCTCGTGGTGCTGCATACAGTCCTCGTAGAAAGTCTTGAGGATGTCGTAAGACTCCTTGGAAGAGTGGATTCTAACTCTCTTGGATGCGTCAGCGTCCTTGTAACTTACGGTGATTTGAGGGAAAGACAGTGTATTCATAATGCAAAAAATTAAAAGTGAAACATTTATTTTTTGCTTTGGGGCACGGGGAAAGAACGGACTTCATGCAAGGCTTTTGCGTGGAATACGACCCGAAGGTGTGGAGATTGTGCGCAAAACCAGCAGGTTCAGCCTTGCTACTTGTCCGTTTTTCCCTGTAGGTTTGCTAAAAAATGAGTGTGGAGCTTGGCTAAAAAATCCGGTGAGTCGAGGGGGTTCTTTTTGCTTCTTTGTCTTTTCCCGCCCACGGCTCACCGAAAGAAAAAGAAGTGCGTCCGAAAATGGGTCAATCCTTTCCCACGGGCGGGTAAAAAAAGAAGTCCGGGCGGATCGCTACCCGTCCCGGACTTCCGGCGATGAAACATAGAGGGGGAATGTTATGGCTTGATTTCCCCCGTTGCGATTAAATTCCCGTCCGAATAATACGCTATCTTCCCGTAGGTAAATCCCATGTCGGGAATGGCTACGAAAGCGATATAGTCCGAATACTCCCTGCCTTTGAGGTTCTTCCCGACAAGGTTGTTGAATATCATGGGGATGCTGCAACCGTCCTCGCTGTAAAGGACGGTTTTCCCGTTCTGTCTGATTTCCTGCTTCATGCCGTTTCTATGAAAAGTGTCCCGTCGATAAGGTACTCCCAATTATTCTTGTGGCTCTCGTCCGTGAAATATTCCTCGCTCTCGCAATACTCGCAATCGTCACGGCACGAGCGGAAGAAGTTTTCCAGACAGTCACGCATGAGTTCCTTGAAATTCCGTGTGTCGGGCGAGCGCATGAAGTCCATGAGGGGCTGCAAGATGATTTCGTCCGACACAACCCCCGTGAAGGGGCATTCGCAAGTGACGGAGATACGGCTCCTGCGTCTTTTCTTGCGGTCTTTCGTCCAATAGACCTTGGGCTTGTACAGCTCCGCATGGAAGTTGTTATAGAGGTAAGCCAGCAAGCGGACGCTCGAAAGCCTTTCGGTCTCCTCCTCGTGTCCGGTATGGAAACGGTAAGCGTATGTGCAACTGTCGTAACAGTAGTTGGTGCAGGCAATGCGGAAAAGGTTGCAGAAGGCTTCGAGCGTGTCGCAGTTCTCGGAAGCATACGGGTAATCGTTTCCCTTGGCAAGCCAGTCGGTATAGGCTTTTTGACGGGCTTCGTCCTCCAGTTCCGCAATGCCGAATAGTGTATAGGTTCTCTGTACGGTTCGCATAAGTTTGAAAATTTGAAAGTTTAAAAATCGGTTTCTTTGCGATCTTTCTTTTCCGCTACGGCTCACGAAAGAAAGTAGCGGGCGGATTTCTCCGCCCTGCCCTTTGTCTTTAGGCTGCAATCTCTTCGGGTTGCGGTTGTTCCTCGGGTTGCGTTACCTTGCGCTCCCTTGCCCGTTCCTGCACTAATAGGACGGCTTTCTTTTCCTCGATGCGCTGGTGACGTTTCTCGTACACCCCGTTGTACTCCCTTTCGATGTTGGCGAGTTCCTCCGGCATGTGCCTGCGTGCGAAGTCAAGCAAGAGGGTCGCCACGGTGTTGTTCCCGTACGCTCCCTTGAAGTTGGCTACAAGGAAGTCCCTGCGGATGATGGTCTTCATCTTTACCGTGAGGTTTCCGATAATCCCCATCTTGTCCTCGTCCGTGATATACGGCTTGTCTTCCGCAATCCCCACGGCTGCGAAGTGTTCCTCCCGGAGCGAGGACAGAAGGAAGAAGTACAGCATCGTGTCTTCATCGGCACTGAACTTGCCGCCCGTGATGTCGGCTTCGAGAATCTGTTTCTTGGTGTCCTCCACCGTGCGTTCGAGTGCGATTTCCTTATTGCGCTTGTCCTGCTTCTCCAATTTCTCCACGGGAGAGAGCGGTGCGGGTGCGGGCGTTCCGTCCGCTGTCTCGGTCTCTGTCACGTTCTCCACGTAACAGAATGTAATCTCCTTCTGCCCGATTTTGGCATAGACGGTGATTTCCCCCGCTCCGCTCCTGCGGGTGATTTCCTCCTCCTGCTCCATGTAGTCCGCCCATTGCTGCTCGTAGCGGGTGCGGGCTTCCCCGTAGCGTTCGGGGTCGTTGAAATTTTCGGCTTTGGGTTCTTTGGGGCAGCTTGGAAAGGCGGTGTACCTGTCAAGGGTCTCCACCTCGTAGCCCGAAGCGGTTAGCCGTTCTACTACCGTCTCGTTGGCGGTGTAGCAGTCACGGCAGAGCGACACCTCCGGCTGGTTCCGCATGATTTGCACAGCTCGCTCCATAAGGAAAGAGGCGTTCATCTCGGCAAGACACGTGCGGTTGGCGCAATGCCCGCACCCGCCGTCATGGAACAACAGCAAGTTATTGGTGTTGTGTGCGCACGTGGCGCACTCGGCCTTGTCGAAGTGGTAGTATTGCAGGTCGGTGGTGAAGTTCTGTTCAATGCGCCTTGCAACATCGGCGGCTTTCAGTCCCCGCCAACTGTTATACGTTCCCTCGTCCTGCAAATGTTTCTCGTACACCTCACGCTGAATGTCCTCCCCGTATCGGCAGATTTCAGCCGCCACGCTGATGGTGATTTCATCCGCATCCAAGAGGGCGGCGATTTCGGGGATAAGGGCGGTGAATTTCAGCCGTGTGCGGATGTAGTTCTCGTTCTTTCCGAAGAGTACCGCCAAGGTCTGCACGGTGTGGCGTCCGCTCTCGATAAGCCGCTGATAGGCTGCGGCTTCCTCCACGGGTGTCACGTCCTTGCGCTGCAAGTTCTCAGTAATCGCCATTTCCTCGGCTTCCTCGTCCGACAACTCGGAAACGATTGCGGGAATTTCGTCCCTGCCCGCAATGACGGACGCACGGTAACGGCGTTCCCCGAAAACAATCCCGTAACGGTCTGTCCCGTCAACGGGGCGCACGGTGATGGGCTGCAACACACCCTGCCGCTTGATGCTCTCGGCAAGCTCGTAAAGGCTCGTTTCATCGAAACGCTTGCGTGGGTTGAAACCGCTCGGCTGAATGTTTGCCAATGCTACCATCGTGATGTTTCTCTCTGCTGCTGATTGATTTGCTTTTGTCTTCATAATCCGTTTGTTTTTAAGTTGATTGTTTATTCTTGTTCTTTTTGATAATTTTTTCCGGTCGGGAAATCGGTTTCTTTGCTATCTTTCTTTCCCCGCTCCGGCTCACGAAAGAAAGTAGCGGGCGGAAAGTCCGCCCTTGCGGCTTACCTGCGGTTATAGCACACGTTCGCGAACTTCTTTTTCTGCTCTACCGCCCGTTTGAGGATGTAGAACGTGCCGCCCACGGCTACCGAATCGTAATAGACCATCAGAAAAGCGGAGTTTTCCAAAAGGTAGTCGTTACGGCGTAGGAAACAGCCCTCGGTATATCCGTCCTGCAAGGTTACCACTTCATCGGCTTGCGCCAAAATGGTGTCATAACGCCGCTTGTCGGCCTGGGTGTACCGCTCGGCTTGTCCCTTGAAGGGGAGAACGCATTTCAAATGGATATGCGGGTATTCCTTTTTGAGGTTCAAGACTTCCTCTGCTGCGATAAGGTCGAAGCCCTCGCACATTCCCGACAAAAAGGTATGGTAGCCTTTTTTGATACAATAACTCTCGATGGCTACAAATGTATCGAACGCCACCTCTCTAAAGAGTTTCTCACGGTCTGCCGTGAACTTGGCTATACGGTTGGTGCGGTGTCCCGAAAAGGCTACCGTCTTTTCTTTCGTAACGGGTGTTCCGTTTTCTGCCAATGTCCTTGTTTCCATATTGATATTTTTTTATCGGTTATTACTTGCCTTCTTCCTGCCACAAACCACGCTCTTTATCAAAATCAATGTCGTAGTAGTAGGCTGTCTTTGTTTTGGGCTTCCTGCGCCCGCCCAAAACTTGGGTTTCCAAAACCTTGTACCCTTTTCGGGTGGCTGCCACGACCACGCAAGTGAGGTACGGCAGATACTTGTGTTTAAACTTCTTTCCTTCCATGATTCAGATGATTAAAAGAATGATTATCAAGATGAACATGAAGCCGACAAACAACCGCCACGCAAGGGCGAAAACAAGCCGTGCCACGAAGCCTAACAGAAGCAAAGTAGCGGATAGGGCAAAAAACTGCCCTGCGGTGGTGGTGAGGAAGTACACCGCCGAAGCCCAAAGGATTAGGCGGTAAACCAGTCTGTAAATGAATGTCGTTTTCATGTTCTCGGGTATTGTCGGGCGGAGGAATCCGCCCGTGGTTGTTTAATAGTTTCCTTTCGGGATATAGCGGTTATCGGCTATCAGCCGGAACGTGTCGTAATCAGCCGTTCCCCGATAACTTAGGGACAGTTCAAAATAGAGGTGTCCTTCCTCTATGTAGAAAGTGAAGCGCAAGCCGTTGCGGATTATCGTCCCTTTTGAATGGTTGTTCCCTTCCCATCTTACGGGTTCATTCTCGATACTTTTCAAGAAATCGGCGACCTTTTTCGAGTTCTCCACATTTTCTTGCTCCACCTGCCTGTATATCTGCGTGTAGTAGTTTATCCAATCGTTTATTTTCTTGGCGGTGAACACGCCGATATTGCACGGCTTTTCGTATTGGTTGCCCGCCCTTTCGATGTCGTAGCGGTTGACATATTCAAAATGCTCCATGTCGGCGGCTATCCTGTATTTGTTCTCTTTGTATATCTTGCACACATGGAAACGGATGCCGTTATACGTGAACTCTATGCGCACGCCGTAAAATGCGGGATATTCACCGCTCTCCACGTGGTAGCCGTATTCCGCTTGGGGTATGTACTTCCTTATCTCCTGCATGAGTGGAGACAGCTCTTTTTTCGCCCGTTCCGCTCTTTCGGTAAACATCGCATTAACGTTAAAGCCGTTAAATTCCTTTTCTGATAATGTTTTCATCGTCTTATGTCTTTAAGTGGGGCGGATTGCTCCGCCCGTTGGTTTATACTCTTGTTCCTTTGTTGTCCCGCTTAGGCTGCTGCGGGTTCGTTTACCGGTTCGGTTACCTTGTCGGCAATCATCTTCGCCGCCTTGTTCACGTCCCCCAATATCTCCACCAAAAAGGCGGGTTCCTCCCTTAGCTTGGTGAGCCAGTGTTTCAGATAGGCGGCGTTGTTCTCCTGCGGTGCGGTTGCGTAGCCGAAGAACGCACCGCAAAGGGCTGCGGTAAGTTCGGCGACAAGTTCCTCACGGGCATAGAGCGCATCCCCGAAGAAGCAGCCGAACGTGCGGTTCAGTCGCTGGGGGCTTCCCGTGCTGTGCGCCATCTCGTGCAGGAGCGTGCCGTAAAACTCCGCTCCCTGCGGGAACTGCTCACGCTGCGGGCAAACGATATGGTCGGAAGAGGGCGAATAGTAGGCACTGTCCGAATACTGCACCTTGATAGGGCAATACCAATTTTGCAGATAGACAAGCTCGTCCAACGCCTCGTAAATCATTCTGTCCGAATAGTCTTCGGGCTGCTCTCCCTTTTTCATGCGCTCGTAGCGTTCGGGGTATTTCCCTGCAAAATCGGTCTGGTCGATGTTGAAGACGTTGTAATACTTCATCTGCGGGATGACCTTGTAATTTTCCTGCTCGGTTGCGGGCAGCTTGCGGTATTCCTCGTACTTGATTGTCTTTTTCGTCTCCTTGTGTACCACGAACTTGAACCAATAATAGACGGGAAACGATCGTGCGCCCTTGCTGACGCTCAAGTCCTCTTCCTTCGCTTGGTTGAACGTGAGGAACACGGGCAAAGTGAATTTCATGAACTCGGTGTAGAACAATAACATCAAGACATTGCCGCCATTATAGAGCGTCCCTCTGATGTTGCGGGGCAAACCTTGTTCAAGGCTCGTTATCCACGGTTTTTGCCAATCCGTTTTCAGGCACTCGATTTTCTTTATCAATAACTCGGTGAACATCGGTGCAATTTTTTCGATGGTGCTGTTCGTTGTTGCCATAACTCACAAATTTTAATCGTTATTACTCTGTTTTCATCGCTTGTCGCCCCAACCAATTTTTTTCCCTTGGCTGATTGGGAAGAACATTGACAATCATTGATAGCGGAAAAGGTGAATTGCAATCATCTGAAAAAATGGTAAATACTACCCGCAGGGTGGAGATTTGGCATTTTTTGCGGATTTGCTTTCACCTCCGCCTACCTTCGTCAATGTTTTCCCAATCAGCTTAGGGAAAAAATGCCCTGTCAGTCATTCCAGTCAATGGTCAGTTACTTGCCGGGTGCGGGAAAAAGAAGCCTTCCGGAGAGCCGGGAACGCCCGTTTCCCGAGGCAAGGACATACGTGCGGGAGAAGTATATGGGAAGACGGTCAGCTTCCGGCTGCCGGACAAACACCGGGGAACTCTTTTGGGCGGGACGGGGCACAGGAAGTTTCGGCGATAGCCGAAGCCCCGTGTTCCGTTTGTCCTTCCGCCCCGATGTCCGGTTTCGGCCATGCAGCCTCACTGAGTGGTCGGCAGCGGACGCCGGGACGGGACAGCCCGTGCGCCAAGGTGTAAGCGCAAGACAGTGAAAACCCTTTCACCCACGTTAGGGATTGCAGGGGAAAGCCCACAGCATAGCGAGGACTTGCAGCGGAAAGCCCGACCCGAAGGGGAACGCTCCGACAATCATCTGGAAACACGAATTGACCGTAATAACTTATTTCTTAAAAGTTATCAGAATTATGCCTCTTTTCCGTAATTTTGAAACCTCTAATGAACATGGCTATGAATAGAAACATACTCACCTTTTTAAATGAATATGCGGAAATATCCGATCCGCAATATGCCATCATGCTGCGAGGTGCCTGGGGATGCGGCAAAACGTTTTTTATCCGCCAATGGATAAAGCAACTGAAAAACGATAAAGATGCGGACAAGTTAAAATGGCGGCCCATATATGTGTCTTTATATGGTTTGACCACTACCCAGCAAATCACAGAACAAGTCAACAAGGAAATATCCCCGTGGCTGTACAGCAAGGGAATGAAACTTGCCAAGAATATATTAAAAGCCGCCTCGAAAATCGCTTTGAAATATGACATCGACGGTGACGGAAAGGATGAAGGGAGTGTAACCTGTGACTTGGACTCCATTTTGTTGTTGAAAGAAGAAAATTCCGAAATAAAAGGAAACAAGATTCTGATTTTTGACGACCTTGAAAGATGTGATGTAAAACTGGAAACCTTGTTGGGATACATCAATTACTTTTCGGAACATTGTAAATGCAAGGTCATCATCATTGGCGATGAGAACAAGATTTCCGAAAAAGAGGACGATAAGTGCAAGTTGAAATTCAAGGATTTCAAGGAAAAGACTATCGGGCGCACTTTTGAGATCAAATTAAATATAGGGGAGACACTCGATTTCTTCATTGGCGAGATATCCACCAACAACAGGAACCTCTTGTCTGAGAACAAAGAGCTTATCATCAAGATATTCCATGCCTCTAAATTCGATAATTTAAGAGTCCTGCGGCAATGTCTAAACGATTATCACAGGATAGCCATGGCTTTGCCGGAGCATTATCATAAATCTCCCAAGTACAAACTTGTCATAACATCGTTGTTGGCAAATTTTGTCGCCGTTTACTGCGAGTATAAGGGTGGGAATACTCGGATCGGAAGCCTATTCAACAGCCTGTATGACATGTTCCCGGATAAAGAGAAAGATGAGGAGCGTGAAAAAATCCTCTCCAAATACCGTTTTATAGAGATAGGTAAACAGTTGGATATTTTTGATAGATTCATCGTTAATGAAATTGTCTGCTATCTGGAAAGCGGGTATTTTGACACGACCTACCTGCAACAATATTTTGCAGCCGAAGACGCAAGTTTGAACAGTTGGGATTACCTGTACGACTATTGGAGACTGGATAACGGGGAATACGAGAAACACTACGGGGAAACGGTACGATATTACTTTGCGGATGAAAGCGTTGATCTAAAAGAATTGTTTGTCATTATATCTGTACTATCGGTTTTATATAGCGACAACCTTGTTCACGTATCCGAGGAAGACATCATAGCCCAAGGCAAGCACTCCATAGACAGGCTGATGGAAGGTATCAGCGACATGGAGGGTTTGTTGAATTGTAACTCAAAGGTACATGCGGGTACAAGAAGGAATCATTCTAATATTGGTTCAGATCGAATTTTGAATGGACTGGTTGCGTATTTTCAAAAACTATTCGGGCAAAGATTGAAGAAATGCCCTAATAAAGTGTCTGTCATGCTGGAAAATCTGACGGATGAAACTTGCGAACGCCTGAATCCGGCATTGAATGATGTAGTCCCGGTCAAACAGCGTCTTTATAGGGATACTTCAATATTCCAAGAGGCTGATGCGGATAAGGTTTCAAAAAGTATTTTGGGATTGTCCAACGAATCACGTAACACCTTTCTGCATTTTTTACAGTTCCGTTATAAATATACCTCTTGGGGCAGTGAAATAGAACACTTGAGCAAATATTGTCAATCAGATTTGCCACAACTAAAATTAATCAATGAAAGACTAAAGGCAGAAGCGGCAAACAGGAGATTGATAGAAAAGTATTCCATTGAGAAGATCACGAACCTGATAGATGAAATTACCGCAAAAGTAAAATAACTATTCCAGTCCGTTTTCGAAAGAGATGGCTTTGACAAGGGGCAAGCCGGTGACGAAATTTGCCCCGTGCCCCATCAACTTGCATCGTGGCTGGATGAGGGTGAAGTCGGTGCGTAGTACACATTTTCCTTTGAACCATCCGGAATTGGTGCTATGGATTCCGTTCTCGTGCGTACCCTTGAACTGGGTACGTTTATGTAGGACTTTTCCCCGCCTTTCATCGTTTGGGGTACGACAAGGCTACGAACGTGAAGCAAAACGCTGACAAGCTATACGGTTTTGATACATAGTTTTATATGAATCCATATATTTGCAGGGAAGTATAATGAAAAATGTATCAGAACGATGGAAATAGTAAGTATTGAAAAGAAGACCTTTGAGGAGATGAAGGAGCGGTTCGGCTGCTTCTCACGGCACGTGAAGGAACTTTGCGCCCGTTACCGCCCGCCCGGGAAGATGAACTGGATGGACGGGGCGGACGTGTGCGAGAAACTGGGGATCAGTAAACGGACGTTGCAGACCTACCGTGACCGGGGACTGCTGCCGTACAGCCAGATCAACCATAAGATTTACTACCGGACGGAGGACGTGGAGGTATTCGTGGAATCCATGAGCCGGGAAATAATGGAGGACGAGTGACATGGAAGTGATAACAAAAGACACGGAAGAGGTACGTGCGTACTTCGAGGCTCTGGAAGAGGGCATGAGGTATATTGATACGGTGACGGCGCATTTCCGTCCGGCGATGAACGGCGAGGTCTATTTCACGGGTGAGGATGTGTGCAGAATGTTACATATCACGTCAAGGACGTTGCAGGGCTACCGCACACAACGGTTGATCCCGTACATATCGCTGCCAGGCAAGACGCTTTACCGCCAGTCGGATCTGCTGCGTATGCTGGAAGAAAATTACGTGGACATGAGACAAAAGCGCAAACGGGGGAAAAGTCCAACATAAACGCACGGGGATATACATCGGAAAATGCAGCAAAGGCAGGAGCACTGTATCGGGGTTCCTGCCTTTGCCGTGTTTCGCATGGAGAAAGGTGTCAAGCCGTTTCCCGGAGGGACCGGTGCACCTGTTTCCTGCCTTGCTTCCTGTCCCTTTTCTCCAGTACGCTCCGCTGCATGGCGGCGAGGTTGCCAGAGATTGCCCGGAAATCTGAACTTACCATCTTGTTGGTTACTTCAGCGTAGATCTGCGTGGTGCTGATGTGCTTGTGACCGAGTATCTTGGAGAGCGCCTCTATCGTGCCGCCGTTGCAGAGATAGACGGTCGTGGCGAAGGTGTGGCGGCTCAGGTGGAATCCGATCTCCTTGCTGATGCCGCAGGCTTTGGCTATCTGTTTGAGATGCTTGTTGCATGTACCGTTAGAGGGCATGGGAAATACGAAATCGCCTCCGGCAAGTCCCTTGTACCTTTCTATCAGTTCCTTGGCTATTTCCATAAGGGGAACGTTGCTCGACACACGGGTCTTGGTGCGTCGGGTTATGATCCACTCCTCGCCGTCGAAGTCCATGCGCTGGATCTTGTCATGGGTGAGTGTCTTTATATCAATGTAGCTAAGTCCGGTGAAGCAACAAAATGTCAGGTAATCCCTTTTAGGAAGAACACCGCATCCAAAACATAACCCGTTGAGATATAGCGATATTTCATTATTCTACACATTGACTGAATAACCAAAAAAAGAAATATATTGAGACGGTTCCGCTACCAAGTCATTACCTGTTTCCGAGCGGGTAAGCTGGTGAAAACCATGGATTTTCTCTCCATACCGCAGTGTAGTATTAGTGAACTCCATTTTCCCTTGCAAGGGAAAACCACCAATCGGGTTCTTTTTCACCGTTTTGCCAGTCTTTTCATATCGGGAATCCTTGTAACAATTTATAATATTGCAATTTAAACAAGGAAAGGAATGAAGACAGAATTCAAGGTGCTGCTCTATCTTAAACGGAACGGGCAGGGAAAGGACGGGCTCTGCCCGCTGATGGGAAGGATCATGATAAAAGCTACGGGCAATTCGACCACACAGTTCGGGTGCAAGATAAGAGTGGACCCGAAACTGTGGAACGCCACCTCGCAACGGTGTACGGGAAAAAGCCGGATGGCCATTGCCACCAACAGGGCAATAGACAAGATGATGCTCCTGCTGCAAAGGAGATACAGCGAACTGGCGGAAATCAGCGATGACATCACCGCCACACAGATACGTGACGCTTTCCAGGGTATGGCGGAGAAACAGGTGACTCTCTTGGGACTGTTCCGTGAGCACAATGAGGAATACGCCTTGCGTGTCGGGGTGAACCGTGCCGCTAACACCCTTTACCTGTACTGGCATACATTCCACTTCGTGGAGGAGTTCATCAAGGTGAGATATAAGGTATCGGATATCCCTTTCAAGGCACTAGACGAATCGTTCGTCGAGGCTTTCGAGTTGTATCTTCGCATCGACAGAAAGTTTCAGGCAGGAACCTCCATAGGGCACATCCAGAGGCTAAAGCATATCGCCCGAATCGCCGTGAGCCGAGCCATCGTGCCTTTCAGCCCGTTCAAGGACTTCTCCCCCATGAAGCCAAAGCAGAAACAGAGGTTTCTTACCAGAGAAGAACTGGACAGGTTGATGGGCACCACTTTTGATACACCCAACCGTAACTTCACCAGGGACATGTTCCTATTTTCCGTCTTCACCGGCATCTGTTACTGTGACATGCGCAACCTGACGGAAAAGAATGTGGTGAGGGACCACGAGGGGAACTTATGGATAGAAACCAGAAGGCAGAAAACGGGAACCCCGGAAAACGTACGCCTACTGGACATCGCCATAGAAATCATGAAGAAATACAGGGGGGTGGCACCAGACGGGAAGCTGTTTCCCATGCTGACAAAGGAAAGCATGAACATTCACCTAAAAAAGATGGCCGCACAATGCGGCATCGATCGTAACTTGTCCTTCCACATGGCCCGCCACAGTTTCGCTTCCCAGATCTGTCTCTCACAGGGCGTACCCATCGAGACTGTCAGCAAAGCTATGGGGCACAGGAATATCAGCACCACGCAGCGCTATGCTAAAGTGACCGACGAGAAGGTGGACCGAGATGTGACGATACTAGAGCATGAGATCACCGGCAAATACACACTGTCCGGCATTGACCAGCCTCCATCCACTATTCTGAAGGACATGAGTTTAAGAGAGATGCGGAGAAGAGAAAGAAAAGAAATATTAAACCCAATGGAAGGAGTGTAAGAATGAGAAGCACATTCAAACTATTGTTTTATATCAACAGACAGAAAATCAAAAAAAACGGAAAATGCCCCGTCATGGGACGTATCACCCTTGACGGGAAAGTAAGCCAGTATTCCACCGGAGAGGACGTGCAGCCGAAATTTTGGGATGCCAATAAGGGCCGTGCCGTCATACACGGACAGAATCCGGAAACCTCCATAGAGTTGAGAGGGCTGAATCGGAAACTGGAGGAACTGGAGGAGAAGGCACGAACCGCCTATAAGAAGAGCGTGGACTCAGCCGGGTACGTCTCGGCTGAGATCATAAAGAACGCGGTTACGGGGAAGGCTCAGCCCAAGGAACATCTTCTGGCCCTTTTTGACGAGCATAACGAGGAGTACGCCAAGCGTGTGGGGATCGACCGCACACACCATACCTATATCCGATATTTGACCACACGAAAACATCTGTACAACTTCCTGCAATACAAATATGGAGTGGAAGACGTGACACTTCGCTCGATAGACATGCAGTTCATCGAAAACTTCCATTTCTATCTTTCCACAATATTGAAGTTGAAAACCATATCACTGAACGACTACCTGATCCTGCTGTGCAAGATTGTCCGGCTCGCAGTCAAACGCAGGATACTGTCACGCTATCCGTTTACCGGTTACAAGCTTGAGATCCCCCCGACACTTCACCGACACCTGACAGGTGAGCAGCTTGCCAAAGTGATGGCAATCGATCTTCCCACCTACCGGCTGTGCCACACCAGGGATCTCTTTGTCTTCTCGACCTTCACCGGACTGGGAAGGGCCGAAATGGCCGAATTGTCCGAAAGACATATCGTCACGGCTCCAGACGGCTCCAAATGGATACACATCAACCGTCAGAAGACAAAGGTGGAATGCCGTATCAAACTGCTTGACATCCCATTAAAAATCATGGAAAAATATAAAGGCGAGGGAGAGAATGGGAGACTGTTCCGGGTTCCGGCCACTTGCAGCCTGTCCAGAAGCCTGAAAATCATCGGGGAAATGTGCGGGCTTGAGTGCCACTTGACCTATTACATGAGCCGACACACCTATGCGACTGAAATCTGCCTTTCCAACGGCATGCCAATTGAGACCATCAGTAAAATGATGGGGCATTCCAGCATACGTACTACACAGATTTATGCGGAAATAACCAACCAAAAGGTACGCAGGGATTTCGGAAAACTTTCGGAAGAAACCAAAGGCATGTATTCCCTGCCGGACGACAACATGCCGTCCAGGGTCTATCAATGCGGACGGTACAGCGGATGGAAAAAGGAATGCGACCAGGAAAAAAACGAAAAGGTACCGTAATGTATGGTCGCAACAAGATAAAACAAGGGACAGAAACCGTCTTCACAGATTTCTGTCCCATTCATTTTGACCTCATTCCAGACTTCCCTTACAATGGCGATCGGGCTTTCCTGTATCCATCCCGCAACATTTTCTCTATGTCACTTTCTCTGTACAGAACCTTACCACCGAGCTGGATGTAAGGCAGTCTGCCTTCGTTCCGATATTCCTGCAAGGTTCTGCGGCTGATTTTCAACCTGCCGGAGAGTTCACGGTCGGTAAGATAATGTTCCCCGTCCAATACGGGACGGTGGCTTCGGGACAGGCTGCCAAGCCTGTCTGTCATATGATCAAGTTTCCGGAAAAGGGCAAGGATTCTCTCATGCTTTCCGGTCAGCAGCCCGTTCAT